GTTTTTCTATTTTAAGATCAACAACTTCGCGCAAACGAAACTTAATTGGTATTTCCATTTGCTTAAAGCTGCTGTCAAAATCTTGCAATGCGTATTTGTTTTTGCCAACAGTTTTGCGCAACTCGTCATAAACACTTTTAACGCCGCGCTCGTACTTCATCTCGCCGTCAAAGACATTCCCAATGTCTGTGCTTTTTTCAAGCTGACTGGACAGCCCCATCAAAGCTTCTTTGGCAGAAAAGATTGCTTCGTTCTTTTGCGTTTCAACAAGCATTTTGTAACGTGTGTTTGCATACTCTCCAACTGCCTGAGAGGCCGCTGTAAGAACACCGCCCTTTGCCAGCTCAGACTGAACAAATGGTTGTGCGCTCATACGAGCAGTAATGCGCGCGCCAGGAGCTTCAGAAGTTCTCTGAGCCTGCGACCTATAAATTGGTATTCTCATTTTAATTGACCCAACCTAAGAGAACATTCCAGAAGTATGAGCAAATTTAGCCGCGCTTCCAAAACTGCTAATTAAACTTGATGTGCCTTGAGCGCGCAGTCCAGCAGCTTGCGCTCCACCTTCCATTCTGGAAAGTTGTGCGCTAAGTCGTGCGTTCTCTTGAGAGTCATTGATCTGTTGATTAGCAACTTCGTTGTTAAAATCTATAACAGCTTGGTCATACTCAAACTCACGCGCGTTTTTCCTAAGAACAGAAAGTGGCGTCCCAACAGAAACGTCTATGCCAGCGCCGCTATATTGCGTGACAACAGATCCTTGACTTTCGGCAAAACGAAACCGATCAACCCGTTCCTGCATAACAGCGTTTGTATTTATAATTTCTCGTTGGCTTTCCAGCAAGCCAATATCACGCTCTATCAAGCCAGCGTTAAACTCCCCAACACTCCGTGCAGCCGCTGCGGCATTATTCGCTGCGCGCTTTTCGCTTAGGCCACCAATTATAGTTGCGCCTAGTGTAAGAAAATCAAACATACTCAATCACCTCACAAATCAAATGTGTTCATGCGCGGATAGAGCGCCAGAACAGTCATTGGTAGGGGCTGTGATTGCCGCACATAAATGCGATCACCTTCGACAAAACCACCTTCAAACTCGATTTCCTTGTCTCCTGTGAATAATGGCACAGCTTCGTCCATATTCATAGAGCTGTCGCGAAAAAATATTCTATCAGCATTCGCCGAGTCGCTGCCCACCTCTGCGCCAACTGTCTCATGAAACCGCACAGTGATGTCGTGGATGCGCTTAGGCTTACCCTGGGAAGTACCGTCCTGCGATCCAGACTCTAAACGCAGTGTTTGCATTTCGCTTGTGTAGCCGAACCCGACTGCCCCACTTGTGGCAGAAAAGTCTAGCGTCACACCGCCGTTTAAAACTGCCTTGTCCGCGTGTGTGGCGCCGTTGGCTAGTATTGAAAGCTCTTCGCCCTCTAGGTGATACAGGCCAGAGAGAGTTGTGGTTGCAGAACCTGAGTAAACCAAACCGCTATCCACAAAGAAAGCAGCAGTCGTGTCGCTGCCAAAGTCAAATGCCTTCATCACTTCGACATACTGCTTGGTCACTCCGTTAATTGTGCGTTTTACGATCATGTAAAGCTCATCTTCACCGCTATCTGTCGGCAGGGTGATAATGCTTTCAACCTTAGCTTGGCCGCCTCCAAACGCCCCGCCGATGATATGCTTGTGCCAAGCAACAATTTCTTCTTCACGCCGGTATGTAAGGCCAAGCAATGTGCCGTCATCTCTGCGCGCCCATACAATGCTTTCAGGCTCTTGCTGATATGCAAACTCTTTAATGCCGCCCTCAGTCAGATGCTCGGACAGGATTGTAATGTCTGGGGCTGCATAGCCTGCAACATCCACTTCGCCTATATAACGAAACTCTCTAACCTTGCGCGCCCCGCGCTGAGCGAACAAAGTAACGTCAGCAACCTGGACAACCTCGCTGTCAATGCAGCCATAGTTGGAATACTTGCGGATCACTGTTTGCGTAGGCGTCACCGGCCCACCATTGGTTGTAGTCAAAACATACTCACCGCCAGATGTGCCAATGTTTAGTATCCGAGTAGCAGAAAGGTATCGGATTGCGTTCACTTTGTTGGACGCAATCGTGTAGATTAAAGCATCGTTATCAGATGTGCCGGTGTGAAAATTTAAGTAGTCAGCACTCTGCGAAAACCACAACGTCTGAGGGTTGTTGTTACTCGCTGCAAAAACCAAACGCTGCTCAAAGAAGGTAACAACGCTAGGGTAGTTGTCAGTGCTAGTCAGAACTGGCGTGTTGTTTTCGTTAATCGTAGGAGTGGCAAACGTCCAAGCATTGTGGTCGGTACGGGATAACGTACGGATGGCGTGGCTTGGATGCACCAAATACATAACATCCGCAGATTGTGCAAAGCGGACATCGTTAACCTGGGCAGAAGTGTAAGGCGTTGCGACCTCAAACAGCTTGTCAACACTAACGCCAGATCCAGTGTAAGTTGTAAAACTTGTCGTATCAATATCGTTGCCAAACAAGTCAGTGAGCGTAAACGTGTTGGCTGTAGAGTTAGCAATAAGATAGTTTCGAGCTACTAGCTCGGTCATGCCGCCACCTGTGTTGTACAGGTAAACCTCATCTCCATTGCTCAGACCATGAGAGCTGCTTGTGAAAACGCCAGGATCAGCCTTTGTGATCGCTGAAACATTCTTTGCACTATCAACCAAAACCTGCAAACCGTTGCGGAAAACACGCATATACTGATCGCCAAACTCAAGCGCGTATGTGTCGGCTGTTTTAAACTCAAAGGGAATCAAGCGGGTGGCATTACTGCTGTTTTTCACCTCGCCTAAGTATTCTGTGCCTGGGCGCCGCGTAACGCCCCCATGCGGCTGCACAATCATATTAGTTAGCTCAGACAGGCCTTCGCGGTACTTCTCAATTGTAACGCGCCCCTCAAGGCGCGGGGAGATCTCACCGGCTGTAAATGTACTAATCGCTGGGGCTGATCGCGCCATTAGAACCTCGACTCAATAAATTCGCTTGCCTCTAGCCGCTGTGGCGCGCCCTCAGTACCGTCAACAAAAGCGGCTTGTTTTAATTTGTCAGAGTATTCTGCCGCCATCATCTGCTTGACAGTGTTGGAGCCAGTGATTGCGTAACTAACCTCAAAAGCTATGGCCGCTGCTAAAGTGTCGATTAGATTAGCGTCATACTCTTGCGGGTCTGTAACCCGAGCAACATACTTAATTTTGGCAATGCCTTCGTCAGAAAGTAGCTTGCGCCCCTCAATAACAAACACAGGCCCACCCGTGTTGTTAAACATATTGTCTTGCGGGTAAGACAAAGTGCCATTACTAAATTCTAAAACTCTTAAACAGTATGGATTTGTTGGCAAATTAAACTGATTCGCGTAACCAAAAGCGGGTGATTCGCTTTCTTTCGCCAGCTCTGCTCTACGCAGAAGGCAGTTCCAAGGATGCGCGCGAAACACGCTGTCCCGAACACTGTCAAACCTTTGGTTGATTAACCGCGCCGGTTTACTGTTCTCATCAAAACTTGAAATGTTGTTTGCACCCAAGCTGTTTAGCGCGTAGTTTGCAATATCAACCGTACTGGTCATCAGCTCTCTCCATGTGAAAAGAGGGGGCGGCGAACCGCCCCGCTCCTATTAGTCTACCACATACATGATAGTCAGCTCAATAGAGCCGGTAGCAGTACCCGCATTAGTCACGGTGATTGCCACGCCGTCCTCGTTTGTATCAGTCTCTGTGCCGGAGCCTAGAGCGAGAGTCGCAAGAACGTCTACCTTTTGAGCAGATGTTGACGCCGCCGCTGCCTTGTAAGCTGCCGCAGACGCAGACACGGCTGTACCAGCCGCGTTTGTGTGAGCCGCATAACCTACAGACAATGTTGTGCCAGAACCTAAAGCGTCATAAGCCAGGGAACCTTGCAACAAACGTGCGCCATCAGGTAAGACAAACATCTCAATTTCGCTGGCTGCTGCCAGAGAAGATGCTTCGTATGTGCCGTGAGCTACACGGATACGACCCGCAAGCTCATTAGCTTTGTTCATCACGGCTGGTGTTGCGCGTGAGTTAGTGCGTTGTGCTGAATATACAGTAGCCATTTTTCAGTTTCCTTATTCAGAACAAGCGATTTCGACTACTTTGCTTTCTTCCATGCGTGTCGCACCGATAGATTGGCAATAGTAGACTTGCGTTGCGTATGACTTGTCAGCACGTTCATCAATGCGAGCTGCTGGCTCTTTGCCAACTGCTAGTTTGATGCCGTCACCAGCAAATGCGATAACCTGACGATCACCGCTGCCGTCTGTACCTAGACGGTTGCTTACATGGAACTGGAAGCCAACGAATGTGTTGATTTCACCCATCGCCAACGCTTTTACAGTGTTGTAATCGCTTGAAGTTACAGTCGTGTTGTTCAACAAGTCAGAAACCTGCTTAGGTGAAACAACGATGTGACGAGGGATAGATGGATCAACATTGCCGCTGTCCAAGATTTCCTTCGCTGATACCAACTTAGCAATTGTCAAACCAGAAGTCGCAACCGCGATTTTCTGTGCTGATGGCAATGCTGTAGCTGTTGCACCGTCTTTACCTGTCTGCGAAGTACCAAGTGCCGCTGAGATGATAACATCATCCATTGCGCGACCCATAGCTGCGGCAGCAGCACGGCTGTAGGTGGAAGTCGGATCAACGAGCAACCGCACTTTGTCCTGATCGTCGATCAGATCGGCATACTCATAGTCAGACATAGTAACCATACGGCGTGAATGTGGTGTGTCCACAATCGGTGTATCCGCATGGCGTGAAGTGCGCAGGACAGCGGCTGCTGATCCCACTTGGTCAAAGAAAGCTTTCTCGCCATTCACGCTTTCCACATCTACCGCATTACGCAGCAGAGAACCCATCTGCTGTGACAGCATCTGGATGTTTGCAGAAAACTGATTGACAAAAGCTGTAGTGATTTGAGTAGACATTTCGTCATCTCCTAGCTTCGTTTCAGTTACAATTGCTGCGCGTGGTTATCCCTGAAGGGGCCGTGCTACTGCTTAGGGCAGCTAATCCGCTTGACGCACAAGCTTGATGTCGTGGGCCTAAAGGTTATCCACTATGACATGAGCGCAAATAGTCGCTGCGCTTCCGCAACATACGCATCATGTTCTGGATGCTGCGCATCCAAATACGGCCCGTCTCGCCGCATAACCTCTTTCAGTTGACGCTGCGCCTCTTCTGGCGTCATTATCAACTCAGTCGGTTCACCGACCAGGTTATCCTCTCCAATCTGTTCTGCCAAGGCAGAAAACATTTTTATAACCTCTGGGTGATCCCCAAGCTTGCGACCATCCGAAAGTTGCACATCCTCAAACATGCTCATGCCTTCTTCGCCCAGTAACGTCCTAGCGGCGTTCTGCGCCATTCCTATGCGCTGTTCGTAAGCTTGGCCAAACTCCTGCCGCAAAGATTGCTCTGCCTCATAAACGGCGCTCTCAGCGCGGCTCTCAAAATCTTTTTTAGATGATTCGCCTGAATCTGCAATAAATTTAGCAAGTCGATCTACCTGCCGAGGCTGTAACCCCGCCTCCCACATAGCCTGTTTAAGGCTCGAGACAGCGGCTTCGTCCATATTATCGCCCAAATTCATCTCATAAGCATCAGCACTGTCTGGCCGGCCAACAGAGTTGTAAAACTCATTGTATTGATCATCTGTCCAGCTCTTGCCAGGTTTTGGGATCTTATCCGCGCCGATCATGCGCTGGGCGTTTACATAACTCTTTGCCAAGCTGGCTGGGTCTGTAAACGTGCGCAGTGAAGGCTCACCCCGCAAATCTTCTGGTAAACTGTCCAAAAATCCTACTGGAGCAGCTCCTGCTCCTCCTGCGACTTCTTGAGATCCAGTATCTTGGATTGCCTCTTCGCTCATTGTTTTTCCTTCTCTTCGGTCAGCATACGGACAATCAGCAGCACCGCTGCGCGCTGACCTTCATTAAATGCAGTTTCATAAGGATTGTCCGAAAACGTAGTTGTCTCATACCCAAAACGAGTTTTGAGATCTTTAATTACCCTAACGCCATCTTCATTATTAAAAGTGCGCCGGTAAGCTAACTTCAGATCCTCTATTTGTTTCATTGCTCAAGCGCCCCCGCAGCCTTAACTAATGGAGCAACATTGCCAGCAGCCTCTGACGCCATCATTTCACGCTGCATGCCCTCTTGTACACGAGCCTGTTCAGCCTGCTCTCGACGAACCTGCTCAACCTCATCAGAACCCCTGATAACCCGAGCCGGCAAGCCTGCTGTCTCAACCAAATACTGAACCATCTTGTCGCCGTCCAAGTAATCCGTAACAGGCGCAACCTCACTAACCTGAAGCAAAATTTCAAACCCGCGCAGCATAGCCTGCAAGTCTGTAAGCTTTTGAGCCTTAGCTAAAGGAGAAACATATTCAATATCAATGTTTTGCCCCTGCAATTCTTCAGGCGGCTCTGGAAGCAAGCCAGCGCGCAGAAGTAATGCAAAGGAACGGTCGATCAGCGGCTGGAGTAATTCGGCTTGCAACCGTCCTAAAACAGGCCCGAGCAAGCGCATCTTCTCTTCGTTTCTTTGCAAAACCTCAGTCGCTGTCATGTTCGCGCCTTGGCCTAACAACAACTGATCTACATAAAACGCTTGCCGAATTGCATTCCGGCGCTGCTCTTCCATATTTAAACCTAAAGGATTGTTTGCCCCAATGTTTAAAGGCTCCAAGCGATCCCGTGTACCCGAGCGGTAAAAGTTTAACGCGCCAGGTGTAGTGCGCACGGGCATCATAAACCCGTCATCTGGAACCATTAAAGGAGGATCAATCTGCTTTTGAGCCGCCTTGATTGTCGTTTCAGACATCTTGTTCAGCATTTTAACATCAGGCAACGCAGTCATTGCCGGCGATCTGCCGTAAGTAGAAACGCTATCCTTAACAAAACGCGGACACATAAACGGAAACTCATCAAAGCCGCCCTCAGAAAGCAGCTCACGATTGTCGGCCAAATAATAAACAGACGCGACAGGCTTGTTCTTGGCTAACTTGCCAGACGCCTCTGCGCGCGG